TACGCACCCACAGAAAAATATCTTCTTCATGACTCTGACAGCTTCTTTTCTGCCGTCGACAAACAGAAACTGGACATGATCATAATCCTGACAGATATCCCTAACGTTTCTGAATATATATTCCGGAGTTGCTCTTATCTTTTTGCTCACATAGGGCAGTCTATCGAAAGCCATGCATTTACTTATGGGGCTTTCCACTAGAACCACTAAGTAAGCTTCGTTTTCGTTCGCCCTTTCTATTTCTCTTCTAAACCTTTCTAACCCACCGCTTAGCGTCCCTACAAAATCCTTTATAGACTTCCTCTCTATATAACAGCCGCAGCACACTTCCTCGTCGCTCAACGTGTAGTCTCCGAATTTTAAAGCTTTAATTTGAAATGGATAATCCAACTTGAATGGAAACTGCTCTCTTGTATCCATTAGTATTTCTAAGTCTTTCTGATCGGAGTAGTCAGTTAAAGAAAAGCTACCGTCATTAGGGTAACCGTTAAATCTAGACTTTAACCCAACCTCTTTGCATATGCCGTAATAATCCCCGAACAATTCATTAAAGTACTGTATGGGGGGACTCATGACCGTCCTTAACTCTACCTGACTCGGCGTACATTTTAAGTTCTTTCTTTCTATTCTTTTGGATAATATTTCTTTTACGTATTCTCTCGCTTTATTTTTTGGTTGCGCGCTTAACCACTTTTTCATGCTTATTCTGGAATTGAAATCAGTAGAAAAATAGTACTCCTTGCTTTTGAACTTTATTATATCTCCGGTATGTAAATCTTTACGTGGGAAATATTTTTGATAATACTCAGCCATTCTCAAACCATGAGCTTTGAGGTGAGCGTGTAGGTTCTTATCTTCCTTAAACCCCTTCTCGCAAACTACACAATTAACCATTTAAAACCTCCTCTTCCGACAAGCCGAGTATCCTAGATTTTACTTCGTCCATAGTGCTTAAATTCTCCACCTCATCCTTTAAAACGCTTTTTCTTAATTCCGCAAGCTTTATGAGTTTCTTTCTACTCTCTTCGTCTTTCCATAGTTGTACTAGGTTTAATATACTTGCGCTTTCTTTAATTTCCTTACTTAGCCTTGCGCTTCTTTTTTCCTTTAGGCTTTCTAAAAGTTTTTGCTGCCTGTTTACGCATTGATTATATTCAGACTGTCTGGAGCTGACTGCTTCGACTAGCCCCATGGATATTCTCCTTCCTTCTGTGTCGTCAGCCGTATCGTCTAGCATATTTTGAAGCCTCTCAACTCTCATCTGAATATTCGAAGCTATGACTACCTCTATACATAAAACTATATATTGATCAACCTCTTCTTGGGTTAGGTCGTTCTTATCGTTTGTGTATCTAATGAAACTACTCTCGAACAACTCTCTATCAGTCACAGAGGCGTAAGTACCCATCTGGTGTGAGAACCTGTAGGTATTCATGTATTTCATCAAAACCTCCAAGTTCTTTCTTTCTCTCGAAAGCATGGACTCTTTATTTAATGGATGTAGATGAAAATATTTATTATACCTTTGTAGTATTTTATCAAGAGACCTAGGGGCTCTATACTCAACCCTTTGACCCTCTCTTTGACTAACCTGAGCGGGCCGCTGTCGAGTCTGCCCTTGAGAAGCTAGGTACTCATTAACGGTAAGGGTCTCCCGACTTAGGGGGCTTATAAGATTTCCGAATAATATCTTAGCCATCTCAAAGCCCGTCATTAATGCTCGGTTACCGTCTAAGTACGCTCTATGCTCTTCAGTTAAGTCAACAGGCCCTTTTATCCTGTGTTCATGAGCTCCTTTAGGTTTGCATTCCTTACTAGCCATAAAGGCTTTCATTTGTCGGCCGAACTTACTCCTCCCGTCCGGTATCGTTCCGTCAGGACTCCTATAGCCAGTACAATCTATAATCTCTTGCTGGGACGGCGGGTCCTCTGGGCGACTATTCCATTCGTCTAAGGCCTTTCTTTTGTGGTCTTCGTTTAATAGGTCCTCGTGGACTATAGATCTATCTCGTCGTTCTTCAGACATTTTTTTACTTTGGCTATTATGGATTTTTTGATATTTTTTATTTGCTTGTAGCCGGGGCTCCTATTTTTCTCTGTAGTCTTGTACCCCATGAGTTTAGCGGTCTTCTCCTCAGAGTAGCCTTGTATGTACAAATAATCATAAACCTTCCACTCTAAAGTTTTCAACACTTCTTTCATTTTTTCATGAATCCTACCTATGGACGATTCACTATAAGTGTTGTCGTTTTCCTTAGAGTATATTTCTTTATAGTGATTTTCTATAGGTACGGTTATTTTTAGGTCATGAGCGGCTTTCTTTGTCCTGACCCAGTTTAGATACAAGGGGCATTCAGGGCCTTGCGTTCCGTATATAGTGCACAAACTATCCGATTCAGCAGCAGCGCATTTCAAGCAAGGCCTAGCGTAATTTCCGTAATTATTCCTTACTAGATTTTTTATCTGATTAGATATTATCCTATTTAGCCAAGGACCCAACGGTTTGCTATCGTCGTATAGATGCCATTTTTTAAAAATATGGATTCTCAGTATTTGAGATATATCGTCAAAATCCATCCAAGACAGGGAGGATAACCTCCACCTGCTTCTTCTTTTTTGAATCTCAGAGTCTATCTCCTTTATTCTCGACTCAAAAGATTTTTTAGGTGTCTTTCTATTGTTAGCCATCTGTTGGAGGACGGCTAGTTCCAGCTTCTTTTTTGAACTGCTCCAGAAACTCCTCCCTGCTAAAGTTGGGTTCCGTTGATTGTTGCCTATCCCCGAAGACCGCGGTATCTTCAGACGTTCCCACTAATTGACCTAGCGCAGATCCTTTTACTTGTAGCGTTCCAACAGTGTCGAATTCTAATTTATTTATATTTTTAGGGATAGTTTCTTTCTCGATTTTAGGAGCTATCTGTGCCTCTATCTTTGTTACTGTTTTTTGTTTCTTTACTGCGCTATTTGACTCTACGTTTAAAAAGGACTTGCCGCACCCCTGACAGAACTTGGGCTTAGTCATGTTGTAATTGGATCCTGATCCGCATTTTGGACAATATATTTTCATTTTATTATTACGGTGTATACACTAAATTAAGTTATTCTTTAAGTTCCTGAAGACCATCGTCGTGTTCTTAAACCAAGGGTGATCGCAGTCTTTCCTAAAGCGCTTCTCTGTCACTACGTCGTTCAGGTAGCCCAAATCAGAAAAAATCTTTTTGATGTATTCGTTATTTCGCTCGTTCACATGACCTTTCCCCCCTTGCCCCTCAACAGCCCAAGAAAGTATAATTCCCATTTTATTACTTCGGTGAAGATTTTCTATAAAAACCTTCTCATATTCTTTCGGTATATGTTCTCCGACCTCCAAGCATAAAGCCCAATCATAAACGTCATTATAATCTTCAGTCAAATCCCTCACTTTGCAAATATTATTTGTGATTTCCGCTGTAAGCGGGTTGCCGTCAAACCCCTTGCAGTTGACTCCCGCTTTTAACATCGCCAAAGTGTAGTACCCCTCGCATCCACACCCCAAGTCGCAAACGGTCACGGGCCCCTCTTCTTTAAAAAAATTCACTAGCTTGCCGCATAACGTTTCGTCAAATTCCTGTTTCGCACGAGATGTCCAACATCCTCTTTCGTTTATTTCCGGATTGTTCCAGAAGATAGGGGATTTCACGTTTTTTTTATGGAATTTTTCGAAATTTGCCGCTAACCTGTCTAGACCTTCTTCTCTAAATTTGGAAACCACGTCGCTAATACAAGCTTTTTCCGAAAAATCCAACTCATTAAGCTTCTCCAAAAGACTCTTGCGTTTAGTCCTTAACAATTCGAAGACAATCTTCGATTCGCTTTTTTTCTGTGAAAAATATCTATTAGCCACTAATTATAGTACTGAGTTTTCCGACCAAAAACCTAACTAAATCTGACCTAACTATATCTTCTTCCGAGAACTCAAAAGTAAAAATACCGTTATCTTTACTTTTTTCGTCGCCCAAGGCCTCGTAGATTTTGTTGAAACCTCCTCTAGAGCCATTTTTAAGATCGGTTTGGTTTGGGTCTGCTAATACGAAGCATTTGGATCCTACGCCTAGCCTAGTTAGAACGGTAACGATTTCTCGCATTGAGCTATTTTGAGCTTCGTCTAGGATCATGCATTTTCCATCCCAGCTCATCCCTCTGGAGAAATTTACCGGATAGCAACTTATATGTTCGTCTTTTTGGAGTTTTTTGCTGTCCGACTCATTTACCAACTCTTCCATTTTATGCATAAACGGCAAATTAAAAAAATGAAGCTTTTGGTCTGCGTCTCCCGGAAGAAACCCTAGTCTAGCGTCAGAGCTTTCTACGGCTGATCTCAGATATATAATTTCCGAGACTTTGGCGTCATTAAGCAAATGTAATGCTGAATATACAGAAATTAGAGTTTTTGATGATCCTGCTGGGCCTTTTACTAATATAATTTTAGCGTCCTTCGAAGAAGCTAATTTTATAAATTGTTTTTGTTTATGAGTCCAGTTGAAGTCTCTAATTCGTATTTTGTCCCTGTGTCTTATAGATTCTCTTTGAAGGATTCTCACATCATTTTTCCCATCAAAGACCAAGCTGTCGAAACGCTTTACCTTAGGCATTACAAGTTATTACACTGATACCTTAACTAGTGTAACCTATAATGTAAGAAATGAACGAAAGCCTAATAGATCCTGAAATACAACAAGCCGCGGAGCACTTAATAGGTTCATATGGCTGGTTATTGATTATAGCTTTTTTGGGCATCCTGTTTAAGGACGCAATACATAAAGCTGCAGAAGGGCTTTTTATATGTGTTGGTAAAGATTTCTGCAACGACGACGTCTTGTATATAAGCGGTCGCCAAGCACGTATAGTTAGAGTCGGATTTTTAAAAACTATTTTCTATATGACAGATCGCGGGACTAAAATGATAGTTCCAAACGATAGATTAAAGCTATTAGTAATAGAAAAAAAGCTACCACTAAATGGAGGCTTCCACTATCTACATAAAGGCGGAGAGAAAGGATACGAAGAACAAAGAGCTATAAGGGAAAAAATGAAAGAACATCCCAATATAGAAAAGAATGTTGAAAAAGGGGAAAAATGAAGGTCAAAGGGTTTACTCTCATTGAGCTGTTAGTGGTAATTGCGATTATAGCAATTCTAGCGGCACTACTACTCCCCGCTCTTTCCTCCGCTAAACAAACCGGATGGCAGGCCGCATGCGTCAACAATCAACGCCAACTTAACCTCGCTTACGCAGAGTTTGCAGGAGACCACGAA